TTATGGCTGCCAGGGTTGCCTTTATTTGTGCTAGGTCTCTTGTCATTTCATAGCCTCCAATATTAAAGCTTTTAATCGGTCTACGTTCTTTGTGCCTGCTGGGGCTATGAATGGCTGCGGCTTCTGTCCCCTGGTCCACCTGGTTTCTCCGGTGATTATGTTCACTATGAATTTCCAGGGTGTCTTGCGTCCCTTGCCGCCTTCTGCGTATAGTCCCGTTCCCTTCTCTACGTAGATTGCGTATAGTGCGCTCGCTCCTGCGTATACGGTCTTCTTTGCTGCGTCTACTTTGTAGCTTATGCTCTGCCTGAGGTTTCCGCCTACCCTTCCGTCGTGGTAAATCCCTACCGGTGCTCGGTTAATCATTTCCCCTTCTAGGAATATGCCTACGCTGTAGAGGGCTTTCAGCTGCTTGGCTGTGAGGTCTTTCTTAACCGCTTCGAATTTATTAAGGTAGGCTTTGTCCTTGCTGCTCATTCCCTACAAACTCCAAATCTGATTTTAAAAATATCCCTCTTTGCTGTGGGTCCCTGGTGTGGTTCACCTTATAAACCGCTCCTGCCTGGTCCACTATTCTGTCTCCTGGTTTGAGGTCTGTAAGCTCGCAATACAGAACATGGACCGAGGTCGTGGCTGGTTCCCCTGCTATAAGTTGCCTCTGCCCACTCTTGGTTACGATTATGCCGCTCAAATTGGGGTTTATTATAGCCCAGGTTGGGACCGCACTCCCTATGGTGTTTATTGTCCTGCTGGTTGCTCTGACCACTTTTAGTCCTGGCTTGAATCGTTTCTTTACGGATTGTTCTAGCATGCTGCTCTCCTCCTTACCGCTTCTTTATCCTTTTCAAATTGTTTATGAGCTTTTGTATGTTGGTGCTCCATCCTGACGCGGTGCTTGTCCTGGTAGTGCTTGCTCCGTCCAGGCTGTCGCTTTGGGTGTCCGGGCTGTCCAATAGGTAGCCTATCATTCTTATCGCTGTGAGCTCTGCTCCGCCTGGGTACTTGGCAATTCCGTTGATATCCACAAAGGTTTGATTGGTCTCTGCCTTTAGCAGTTCCTCGACCTCCGGTATCAACAGCTCAATGGCTGTGTCTTTGCTGGTGTCGGCTGGGGCTATTCCCATTAAACTTTTGGTTCTTGCAAGGGTTGTTATTGCCATGGCTCTTAGCCTCCTTCTTTGAAAAAAGGAAGGGCTTTATGCTCCTCCCTCGCTGTTGGGTTTATTATCTTTCTAATCTGCAGGCTAGCTCCGGTGTTAAAGTCTTTACTCCGCACAAGAAGTCTATGGAAATTGTATCCTGCTTCTTGTTTAGGTCGTAACCAGCTACTATTCTGCAGCTGATTCCTGCAAACTGAATTACTTCTGCAAAAGCTGCGCCCATTGGCTTCTCTAGTGGTCTTGAAGCCAAACAAAAAGCGTTTTTGTGGAATGCTACGTTATGTCCTGTTGCTGTTAGGAAAGTTACGGCTTTTGCTGATAAAGTTGCTTTTACCGCTGGGTACACCTTCAATGTTGCCGCTCCTGCTATTGCTGTTACGTCCTCTGTGCAGACGTATTGGTTTCCATCAACTGTGACTACGTCTCCCTTTAGGATTGTTCCTGTTGCTGGAGTAGTTGCTGTTAATGCCATTGTAGTTTGACCTATGGTTCCTGCTGCTGTCGCTACTGTGGTTGTTCCTGGTGCCCTGTTAACTACGTTTTGGTCCATGAAAGTGTCAAGGCTCATCAGTCTACCCATGGAGGCGTTTCTGAGGGCTTCTGTGCTGCCGCTTTGGTCTAGGTTCACGATTCCTGGAAGTGCTATATATTTCGCCTTTGTTAGAGGGTCAACTACAAGCCTTCTTTGGTCCTGTGGTACCTTGTTTATGTTCAGGATTGCGTCCACGTCTGCGAAGTCCTGAAGTGCTGGGGTTGCGCTTATTACCTTGTGGTATGGAATGTCAGTGTACAAAGTTGCTATCATTGAGTCCAGGTATTGAGCGTGTGCTCTCATTGCTGGCTGTATGAATTGCTCGCTGAAATTCTGAATTGTCAAAGCCATTTCTTTGGTTCCTGCTGCAAATGAAACGTCTACTATTGTGTCAAGCTTTACGGGTACTCCTGTCTCCGCTCCGTCTTGAACTGATATTGTAGTTCCGTTCCATGTTCCTGCCACGAATGTTGCTGGCTTCCTTACTGTGATTGTGTCTCCTACCTTGGCAAACTCTTTGTCAAAGTCTCTGTGGATTAAGCCTGAAAAAACCATGTTGTTTTGTAAAACCATGATGGCTTCCTTCGCTATAATACTTGGGGTTAAAAGTGTATTGGGCATTAGTTCGTCCTCCTAGTGTCTTATTTGCTTCTTGTCTTGTACCAGGCTGCGTATTCGTCCATAGTCATTTTGTCTAGGTCTACGTCCGCCTTACCGCCTGTCTTCTTTACGGGTGGTGGTGCTCCTCCTAGAAGGGCTGCCACTTGTTTTTCTACTTGTGAAGCTATCAAACCTTTTACCTTTGTGATTCGCTCTGTGGTGCTAGCTTCGTCCGCTCCCATAACCAGGTCTGCCAGGTCCGCTGTTAGCCCTTCTGCGCTCAACTTGGTCAATGTCAAAGTTCTAAGTGCTGCCTGGTTGACTTTGCCTTCTGAAACCTTGATTTTATCTTCAAGTTCTCTCAGCTTCTTTTGGTCCGCGGTTTCTTCCGGTGCTAGCGTCTTTCTTAGGGCTTCCTCTGCTGCCTTGATTTTCTCGGGGAGAGATTTCTCTTCATAGGTCTTTATCGCTCCGGTTACCCGTTGGTCTGCTATGCTTTGGATTATTTTCTTGACGTCCTCATTTGTTTCTGCGGCTGTCTTGAAATCGTCCACCGTCGGTGTCTTAAGTTTTCCCAGGAATCCCTTTACTTCGGCGTTGTCCTTGTTTTGGTCTATGTAGGTTTGTATTTCCTTCACGTCTACTATTGGCATTGATTGTATCCTCCTCTGCCCTGGCAGTTCTAGCCTGCTCAGTTCAATTAATTTTTGTATAAAGTTTACCGCAGTTCCTACTAGATGGAGGTCCTGCGGTCTTTCCCTTAGGTTGGTGACCCGGTGCCTGTTCTTATGTCGGCTCGGCTCCGTCAGCCCTTGTCTTTTTTAGTTTAGTATTAAAAATGGTAAGTGTCGAGGGTCTTTTTTATCTTTTATCCTCCGGCTGGTAATTAACCTTTGCTTCTGTGAAGTCCAGGGCTATTGTTCCGTTGCTGCGTAGGGCGTTCAGGATTAACCAGGCGTCCTGTGCGCTTGCCTGAATATCCGCGCTCCTGGTGCCCTCGTATGGGTCATATACCTCGTAGTCCCTGAATAGTTCAAAGGCTTTGTTGGGTCCCTCTCCTGGTGCTGCGGTGGTGGTTAGGTGTAGCTTGCCTTCCTTCCACTCTGCCCTGAAAGGCTGCCCGTTTATCCTGCCTGCTATCATTTCAAAACCATCCTTTCATTAGCGCATATATAAGCTTGAAGTGCTCCGGGTCCTTGATTAAAAAGTCGGTAGGGTTCTTATACATGTATTGCATTCCCATGGAAACCACTTCTAGTCCATGCTGCTTTCCTTCCCACTCGTACCTCTTCCCTATGTAGTGGTCAATGAAGGTGTCCTTGTATCCTATCTCCTCCACCGTATTCCCTTTTTTGTCCTTCAGTACGTATATTGCGGTCTCCGGCTCTCCGTTTATCCTTTTCTCAAAGAAAGTATTAACGAGCTGCTGTGACTTCTTGTTGTGGTCGTGCAAATAATGGGCGGTCTCATGGATTATTACTCCTATCTTCTCGTCTTGTGCTATGAATATTCCCTCGCTCATCCTCTCCCAGGCTCGTAGGTCTGCTGGTCCTATCGTTGCCTTTATGGACAATGTTTTGTTCTGTATAAACGCTGGGTCCACTCTTTCTTGAAGCCATTTCGTCGCTTTATTTAGGCTCTTCTGTGTTGATTCTGTCGCGTTTATTGACTTATACGTTACTTGGTTGTTGCTGAAAGTTACACCGGCTTTCTCTGCCTCGAAGTTAAGCCTCTTTTGGTCCGTCGCGCTTAGAACTTGTCCCGCTGCTCCTGGTCTTCTGAGGGTATCGTCCAAGTTTACGTACTCGTACTTGCTGTTCAAAATGGTTCTCATCATCTTCATTGAAACGGTTGTTGATTCCATTCTCATGTTGTCGTCTAACTTGTTTACTCTGTCTATCAGCGGTCCGTTGTCCCTCTCCATATCCCTTATGACCTTTATCTGCTCCTCCATTGTTGTGGCTGCGTTGAAACGGTCCAGGTACTTCCATAAAGGCTTTGGTACTTCAATTTTAGCGTAGTTTGGGTCGTCCGGGTTTATCTTGAAAGTCTTGTATTCTATAACTCCATTCTTTACGGAGCTCCTTGATTCTAGCTTTAGGTCTATCTTGGTTGGTTCGCTTATCTGCCTGAGGTCAATCCCCTGCTCGTCTGTCAAACTTCGGTTAACTTGTGCCATGACAGTTTTGTATCTGTCTTCGTCATTCATGCCCTCAATTATTGCCCTGAATTCGTCCGGGTTAAAGGTTCCGCTCTGCCATCCTGGTGGTGCTGCTGCCGGTGCCTTGGCAGGCGTCGGCTTTGGTGTGGTCTGCTTGATTATCTTGGCGACGGTGCCATTAATCAGGTTGTCAATTCTATTTATCTTCTTGTCGGTGAACTTGCCTTCCATCCATTGGCGGTATGTGGTTTGTGGGGCTATATAGCTGGGTCCGTCGTGTTCATCTCTCTGCCTACGCTCGGTCGGTTCGTAGCCTGCTATCTCTCCCCTCATGCTGCAGCGGCAGTTTATGTCCTCCGCTGCCACCATGAAGTTTCCGGGGCTTTGTGCTGACAGCCCTCTTATCTTGAAGGGCTCGTCCGGCTTTACCTTCTGTCCGTCCAGGGCTTTGTGTGTGTCCCTGGTGTGACCGTCTAGCGTTGATACCCAAACCTTGAGCATGTCTACTCCATTTTCCTGGGCTTCTCGTATGCTTGCCATTCTTCCGTCACTCATGGTCCGGTGGGTCTCGGTGTTAACTACTTTTATTGCCTTGGCTGCGTCGCCTTCCAGGACGTTCTTTACTCTCTTCGACATGTCTCCGTAACTCTCTCCCTTAATCAAGCTCTGCGTCATTTCTGTCCGTATGCTGGCTTGTATCTCCTGCCTGTGTTGCTCTAGCCTTTGGTTAAGGGTTATTTTATCTATGGGTGCCAGGACGCTGGCTATTATCGTGTTGGGGTTCATTAGCCCGTACTGAAGGTTCGCCTTTATTCCTTTCTCCAACTTGAAAGCCTGGTTAAAATACCCTTCTACGTATGAAGTTACGCTCGCTGCGTATATCCTCCGTTTATTTATTCCGGTAAGCGTATTAAGTTGCTCATAGATTCCGTTCTGTAAGCCCTGGAGTGCATTAAACCTGGCTAGGTCTGAGTAGTTCAGGGTCCCGTTGTTCTCGTGCTTGGTGTAAAGGTCTGCCAGCTGCAGCTTGATGTCCTGAAAAGCTCGCAAGTATTCATTGGTTATGGCTGCTACTGTGTTTCTGCTTAGGTTGGTGTATAAATCGTCGTTTGCTGCCATTGCGGCTCCTCCTTGTTATTTATTTATTATATAAATCCCTCGGTTGCCTATGCCTTGGTTCCCTGGGTCTGTCCCTGGTACCGCGTGCTGTGTGTCTGAGGCTTCGTCCGGTGTTTCTTTAGTGTCCCAGCTGTTGATTCCTGGAGCTGGCGGATTGTCAAAGTTCGGTCGGTCGCTGTTTGCCTCTGTCATCTTGGCTAGCTCTCCTGCCGGGTCGTCCACAAATGAAAGGCGGCTTAGTCTTGTCTCCTCTGAAACTAATCCCTTGAGCTTGGCGTTGGTGTCTGCCTCCGCCTGGTCGTCTATTGGCATGTTGCGGATAAACTCAAACTCTACCTCGTATGGGTCTCCTCCCTGGCTACTTAATGCTAAAATGGCGTTGAGGAGCTCTATCCTCTTGGTTAGGGCTTCTGCAAAATAAATTTGTTTGATTCCGCATTTGTATTCTAGCGACATCATTCTTA